GTAATCAACTTCGTCTCCAATGTTTACGACTCTTGAAAATTTATATTTTTTACTAATAGCTTTTAAAAAATGATAGCTATCAACATGAGAATAAGGCTCATGTAAGTCTGAAATTACTAATATATTAGACATACAATTATCCTTTCAAATACAGGTTGTATTGCAAGTATTAATTATTTAAGTATTTGTAACTATTTTAGTGGTGCAAAATGTAGTGATATAAGTATCAGGTATCTGTGTTAATTCTCTAGCTAGTTTTACAGAAGCATCTCTACATTCTTCTTTTGTGTTATATGAAACATCATACATAATATTTTGAACACAAGTATCTTCTAATGGTATTGTGGGATTTTGAACACACAACCAAAAAATTAAAAACATTTTCATTTTCCGTTAAGATATTTTTCTATCCATATAATTTTTTCTTTAATGACAGCTATGTCTTGTTGCATTTCAGATATTGTATCTGCTTTTCTTTCTACAGCCTCTAATCGTTCTGACCACATTCCCCAAGTCATACCAATACTTATTAATATAGCTAAGTAAGGAAGTATGGTTTTAAAATCCATATTCATTTTGACCACTCCACTTTAAATTCTTGACCTTTGGAATCGCTAATACTCATAGTTTGTTTATCAGATCCCCAAGTAGTAGGATTCAATCTACTGTTTTTATGATGATAATTTTTTTGAATTATCTCAATTAGTTTTACCTCAGTCATTGTTAGTTTTTTATCTTGTGCTTTCTTGTAAGCATCTTCTAAAATCTTATCTAATTTTTCGTGATTAAAAGTAACCTGATCGCTTTGAGCGATTCTGTAAAGATCTTGATAGTTTTTTTCTTTTAACCATTTACGAAGTGTCGTCCAACTCACATCAAGTTCTTGAACACATTGTCTAGTTGTTTTACCTTCTGCAACAAGTTCCATCAATCTTGCCATTATACTTTGTTTGTATTTAGCAGGACGATTGCCTTGTTTGTTTGCTATTGTTTTTGTCATTATTTTACCTTTGCTGAAAGAGGGTTGTTTAATGCTTTGTTTATTTTTAAATCTAGTTCATTCTCAATTTCTTTAATTGAATCTTCAAATAACCTGAGTTCTTCTCTAGTGTTATTCTTTACAGAATCAACAAGTGCCTCTGTGTGTCTTGAGTCTTTTTCAAGTTGACGGACATCACTTTTAAGATCATCTTTAAGTTCTTTTGCAGTAGAAGCCACTAGGTTTACTTCTTCTAATATCATGCCCATTTCTTGTTGAAGCATAGATACTTCTTGTTGTATTAATTCTATTCTTTTATCAAAGTCTGAAAGGTCAGGTGCTACAAAAGAATCTATCTTTTCTTCCATATCAATATATCTTTTGTAAATTTCAAAACCACCATAGAGAGTTCCTACAAGTGTTGATAAAGCAACTATCATTCCTAGCATTTTTCCACCACGAAAAGATACGCCACCTACATTTAATTCTGCCATTGTTGATTCACCATTTCATTCATCATGTTATTTTGTGCTGACTCAAATAAACCTCCATACAAATCATCAATCTGCATCATTCTATAATCTGATATATCCATGTCTGTAATTGTAGTTTGTTGGTATTCGTTAAAGCCTTTTGTATCTGCTAATTGTGCCATGACAGCTAACTTGACTGTATCAAGAGCAACTTGGTTACCACTATCTGCAACTTTAGCTAAAATCTTTTTTGCAATTTGTTCTTTAGTTTCTTTTTGTTTAACAATCTTAACTTCTTTTTCTTCTTGTTCAGGTTCAGACTCTTGAGTTTCTTCTACTTCTTCTTCTGTTTCTTCTACTTCAGGTTCAACTTCAGGTTCATTTTCTACTTCTATTTCAATTTCAGGTTCAACTTCTATTTCCATTTCAGCAACTTCTTCCATAGCTTCAGCTAATTCTATTTCAACTTCAGCTTCCATCTCCATTTCAAATTCAGGAATATCTAATTCCATATCGAGATCAGCAATCATTTCAATTTCAACTTCTTGTTCAGGAAGTTCTATAATAATTTCTTGAATATCTATTTCTATAGGATCAAGGTTATCACCAAAGTCTATTTCTATAATATCAAAATCAGTAGAGTCGTTTATAATATCATCAATAACATCATTGATAATACCATCTATTACATCTTCTACTTGTTGAACAATTTGGTAGGTAGCTGTTAATGTAGGATCACTAAAAATTGCTCCATAATAACCTGATGTATATCCAGCATCAGTACCCCACAAAGACATCTGTGTAGTTATGTCAGTATAAGTGTTAGGTTGAATAATATCTGTGTAGAGATAATCTTGTGTACCACTAAAATCTAGTTCTACTTCTTTTTCTAAAGTTTGAAATACTGTGTTATCTTGATCTCTAAGAGTAACTGTTATTTTAAAAATATCTTTACAATCACCATTAGTCGCTGAACAAGTGGGTACAGTAATATTACTTTGATGTGATTCAACAGTCACGCCATAGTTTAAATCAAAACCTTGTTGTATTTCGTCAATGGTAAGACCACCATCTGTAATAAGACTATAAACATCACTTGTTATTGTACCTCCACCATCAGCAACACCACGAGTATTAGCTGATCCTGTGCAGACTTCACCATCTTCTAGTGTGCCTGAATAAGAACATTGTGTGGTACTTACATCACCACTTTGAGTCCATTCATCAGCAGGAGTTACTAAGTTAGAAGTTTCTTCAGAATAAGAATATGCCTGTGGTAAGAGCAAAAATAATGCTACCAGCAATATATTTTTTAACATTAGATTCCTTTTTAAAATCAGGTCTTTGGGTTTTGTGTGAATCCCAACCAGCTTGTGCTACCTCACCTATAGTTCCAAAATAAGGACATGGTGTTCCTGCCATTTCCATAGCAGAAAAGACACGAGGATCTTGACAAAGAACTGAAACACCAGCAACTTTCATTCCCATACCATATAAGGCACGAGATAATTTTAATCGTTCACAGGTGATATCTGTAATAGTAGAGCCTTTTGCAAAACCAAATATTTGAGTCTGTAAAGCAACTGAGCCACCTGAAGTACAAACATCTTGATTAGATATCATGACATTCGGTGCGTTAGCTGTACTAGGTGCTTTATCTACAGTCGTTGTTCCTGTTACAGTCGAGCTTACTGTCGTGTTGGTATTTGCTCTAACATCTGTAACAACTGCAACTGTTCCAAATAAAAAAAGTATAGTTAATAATAGTTTCATTTACCACAAATACATTCGCCATTACAGCCACATATTAATTTTTGTTTACAGATACATTCATATCCTTCGCAACATTCACACATGATTAACCTTTTGGATTTGCGTCTTTGACTGCTTTAATTCTAACTTTCCAAGCATCTATGTCTTTATAGATCTCATCAAGCTGATCGCCAATATCACCATAAGCTGTTCTTCTTGTAGCTCTGACAACATTGTTAGCTTCTTCAGTATTACCAGCAGTTTCGTAAGAGGCTAGTTGTTCATCAGTTGGTTGAGCCAAACCTGAAACATTCCAAGTTTTAATATATGCTCCCTTACCATCTGAATCATCTTGAAGAAGTACATCTTTTGTAAAGTCAACTGTCTTAGAGTTTGCCTGACAATACAAAGATATTTTAGTTGATAGTTGTGCCATTTGTTTTTCCTTTCTTTGTTAAGTTATTAACCTATATCCATTAAAAGTGCATTGGTTGCTTATATCTTTTGCTGAACCTGAACCTTGATAATAAGCAATCTGTACATAGTCACCAGCATTGAGGTCTATTGTAATTTGCGAACTTTGAGTACCAAAATGATCATTTACAAACCAAGCACCAGCATATGATTGTATTGAACCATTTACTAAAATATATACTTCATTACTATTCCAATTATTGTCACTAGCACTTCGTATTTTTGTACTAATAAAATATTTTCCACCTTTACCACTAGGTACTGTAAATTTTCCATCACTAGTATTATAAGCACTATCTGTATCAAAAAGTTCTGAATCAAATATAACTATGGTATCAGCACCATTAGCACAAGACTGATTAGTGCTTCGTCTAGCCATAAAAGCTGGAGTATTAGTTACAGCTACAGCACTAGGCAAAGCAGTAATTGATGTTAATGAGTTGTTGTTTAATCTAATTATTGCCATGCTATGCTCCTATTAATTTATATCCACCAAAGAATGTGAAACCATTTGCATCACCCGTAATAGTTGTACCACTACCAAAATCTGTGTGCGTAAAAACTTGAAAATAATCATCAGCATCACTATCTACAATACAAGAAGTAAATATACTTGGCTCTCTATCAGAACTACTATTCAATGCTATGTGTTTAAATCTTGAATTAACATAACTACCATTTTGCTTTATATCAAATTCTGTTGTTGCTTGATCGTGTATTGCTTGAATATTCATTTGTGCTAGTAAGAAATATTTACCAGCACTAGCTGGAGTAAACTTTCCTGTTGATGTATCAAACTTATTATCTGAATCAAATTTTTCTGAATTGAATGTTACAAGAGTAGAAGTAGAAGCACTTACAGATTGGTTTCCAGTTTTAATAACAAAAAATGCTGGAGTATTAGTGGGTAATAATCCACTAGCTAACTTTGCACTTGTTACAGCGTTGTCTGCAATTTTAGCAGTTGTTACATTAGCATCTACTATATTAGATGTTGTGACTGTACCAGAACCTATCGTTGATAATGTGATTGCTCTTTCTGCTAATATAAAATCTATAACATCTGAACTAGCTAAGTTACTAGCAAAGATGATTGTACTTCCTGATACTGTGTAAGAACTTTGAGGTGCTTGTATAACACCATTAAGACTAACTGTTAAACTCTCTGCACTACTAGGTACATACGCAACACTATTTAATAATAGGTTAAATGTAGCTGTAGCACTTGTTGATATAGAATCAAGTTTGACTCTATCAGAGAGGTTGTTTATATTTCTTCCTATGTATGACATGTTTTACCCCTTTTCTCGCTCCACTATAACTTTACCATTACTATCAGTCCAATCAGTATCAATCATATGTTGGTCTTGTCTTTCACCAATTACTAACCAAGATACTGTCGCTGTTGAAGATGCATTTTGACAGTTTATTGTTAAAGTATTTCCAGAAACACTTCCCTTAACTGCATTCCAATCACTTTCATTTGTTGTATACACATGAATTTCTCTATTCAATGCTGTAAAAGTTCCTGATGTCATTGTGGATACTGTATCTAAATTAACAGTAGCCGTACCATCTACTAAATCTACTTTACCTCTGTAAATATTATTAGCTTGTGGGCTTTCTACAAAAGAGTGAATTAAATAATGTGTGTCTTTTTTAGATTCTAAGGGGTGTGATATTCTAAAAGAACCACTGTCTTTTGCTAAAGTTCCATTAACATTTAAATTAACAAAAGTATTAACACTATTACTATTTAAACTAAGTTTAGCATTACCTGTATTAGCAATAAATGACATTGTATTATTAGAATGGTCGTATCTTATTTGACCTATATCATCATCACCATTATCACCAAACATAATTGAACCATGACTACTATTACCACTAAGAATACTAATTCCTGAGTGTCCAGAACCTTCAACAATTAACTCATCAGCTTTTGCATTTGGGCCAACGGAAGCATCACCAGTAAATACATGAAGTTTGCCTTCAGGTACATCTTCACCTATGCCAACTTTATCACCAGAACCATCTACAATTAAGCAGTTAGCGTCACCATTTGATTCTACTCTAAAGTCTACTGAGGCACTATCTTCGTTAAAAGTGAAACCTCCATTTTGATCTAATTTTGAACTTGTAACAGAATTACTAGCTAATTTATCTGCTCCAATAATACCATCTGTTATATCATCTGCTGTTAGTGCAGAATTAGCTGGTGCTTTTCCAATATAGGACATTAACTAATCTCCATTATACTAAGTGTTGCATCAATCTTTGCTGATACACTACAGTCAATCTTTAAAACATCAGTAGTTTGTAATACAACTTTAGATCCAGTAAGAACTTCTAATGTTCCTCCAACTGGAATGGGAGCATTACGAACTGCAAAAACTGTTTGATTTACTTCGTGATCGTTTGTATCAGATACAATTTGTACACTAACATTCACAGCAGAAGTATGAACATTGCATAATAGTAATCCTAAGACTACAGCTGTTTCACCAGACTGTACTGTGTATAAAGTTAATGGTGTTCCTGCACTTGTGGGCATAGCATCATTAGTTTTAATTTTAAATGTATTCGCCATTTTTTCCTTCCTAGCCTAAAGCTATGCTTAACGCAGTAGCATCATCTAGTGTTGCCTTTGCATTTAATTGATCTTGAATTGAACTTGATACTCCATTTAAGAAGCCAAATTCTGTGTCTGAAATATTAGTGTTTGCACCAATTTTAGTGGCACTAATTCTGTTTACATTTAGTGTAATATTTCCTGATGATGTGATTGGAGTATTACCTATAGTAAACTCTGATCCTGATTGTGTTATTCCTACTGACTCTACAGTTCCAGAGTTTGAAGGAGTTACAATTGTGTAAGTTATATTTGTTGAGCCAACTGATCCTGTGTTGTCAGTTGTACATAGGAATATTTTATTATCATTAGCTGATCCTTGATTAACTACAATCATTTGACCTGATAATTCTGCAATCGTATCATGTTCAGGATCACGACTTGCTGTACCTGCACCACTTGCAACTGCTATATATAAACCATTTTGTGTAGCTGTAGATTGATTTTTTAAAAGTACACGATCTCCTGCCACCAAAGTTACACCATCTATTGTGTCTCCAGCTTCTAAAGCATTTGCTATATTAACATTAGCTGTTGAAGCACATTCAGCAATAGTTCTTGTTCTCAGTCCTGCTACTGCTTGATCGACATAACTTTTAATTGCTACATCTGTATTACTACTTGGACTTCCTATACCTGTAATAGAACCACCACTAATACTAACTGAACTTGATGCTTGAGTCGCTATTGTTCCTAGTCCAAGATTTGATCTTGAAGTAGAAGCAGAAGCTACATCTGATAAGTTAGAAGCCTTTACTAATTTTGCATCTAATTGAGTTTGGGCATTAGATGATAAAGTATTGATGTGTTGAAGTTCTGTGTTATTTACAGTTCCATTTGCAAGTTTTACAGCATCTATACCTGTAGCAAGTTGTGCATTTGAAATCGTACCAGCAAGAGAAGATGTAGGATAAGAAGTTGCGTCTGATAAATTAAAAGCTGGGGTTGTGTCTGAAGCACCTAAAGCTAAAGTTACTCCACCATAATTAACATCATTATTAGCTAGTTCTGCATTTGCTACTCCACCATCTTTAATGGTAACAGCACCACTTGATACTGCAAAGTTATCAGAACTAAAAGAGGCTATACCTTTGTTTGATGTTGTAGCATCTTCACCACTAACTGTTAAAGTTTGTCCTGAAGCTACTGTGTCTATACCTTCACCTGAAGCAATCGTAAATGTTTGTGAGTCTAAATCTATTGAACCTGATCCACTTGCACCTGCAAAGTCTAAATCTTCTTGTGTTAATTGAGCAGTTACAAAAGCCTTGATAGATTGTTGAGACGCAACTTTAGTTGCTGAGTCAGATGACATATCATCTTCATCAAGAAATGCTGTACCACTAATACCTGTATTTAAAACAGGAGAGGTTAAAGTTTTATTAGTTAAGGTTTCTGATCCTGCTAAACTTGTAAAGCTACCATTTGATAAAGCAGTATTAAATTGTGCTAGTGTTCCTGTAACTGTGTTGTTAGCTAAGTTAATTGTTTTACCAGTAAGTGTTGAAGTTCCACCATCTGCGTAAGCCTTAACTGATTGTTGTGAAGGAGGGAGGATAGCTGAGTTACTAGCCATATTATCTTCATCTATAACAGGAATAGAAGGGCCAACAAAAACTGAACCTACATAAACACTTACAGTTGAATCACCTGAGTTAATCGTGCCACTATCTAAAGCAAAAGTTAATGTTGTGTTAGGTGAGCTAAATGCTGAAGCTGATATTTTTCCAAAGATAGTACCTGTGTTAGAGCCTATAATTTTAACTCTACGACCAACATGGTGTGTTGATGTAATGTTTGCACCGACTGTTACTGAGGTTGTACTTGCTCTTGTAAATGTTGTTGTGCCATCTGCATCACCAAGTATAAACCATTCTTTATCATTCCATACTGATCTTGTGTCTGATAAAATACTTCTCTGTGCATTATTAACATCACTTGGACTCATGCCCTCTGAAATATTTATTCCATTGACTGAGGTGTTGCTGTTTGCTGTTGTACTATAATTTGATACTGTCATT